ATCCGACCGGCAGGGGATCGCCGGACAGTTGATAGAACCGGATCGGGTCGCCATTGCCCAAACCGAATGCAGGCCAGTTGAAGACCGCCGGCGTAGTGACGGTATAGCTTATCGGTCCCGAAGGAGAACGCCAGATCCCGAGTCCCAGCGCGGGATACTGGAGCGTCTCCGCATTGGTGTGGAAGCGAGCGTAATGGTCGCCTAGTTCAATCACCATCGTCTGCTCGACCGAATAGATGAACGGGATCAGGCGCGCCACGCCGTTGTTCTTGGTGGTATTAACAAACTCGAATCCGGAACGATTCTCGGCCGGCCCCTGGGGGAGGGTGATGAAGTTCCTGACCAGGGCGGCGCCGGACTGGTATTTCTGGTCGTCAATTCTGCCGAACATGTCGGGGCCGATTTCGCCGCCGGCAAAACTGCGATTGACGTTGCGCGTCGAGGCCATGGTCTATCTCCGCGCGATCCAGGGGACGGACTGAATGACGACGATCTTTCTCTGGTTGGCGTCGCCAGCCTCGGCATCGGCGCTCCAGGCTTTGAAGAAAGACAGCATCTGCGCACCCAGCTGCGCGCCCTCGGCGCCCTTGATCAAGGGGCCGGCCAGCATGGATGCCAGCAGGTAGGAGAGCGCCTGGGTGAACAGCCAGGAATACTGCGTGGTGTCGGTCGCATAGGAGATGTAGCGCAAGACGGCGTTCTCGACGTTGGTCAGGATCAGCTCGGTTTTGCCGTCCGGGCTGCGCTCCTGGGAATAGGGCTGAGGAACGTATACCGACAATCCCGGAGGCATGGTTGTGCCTTGCGGGTAAGGGAATTGAACCGGAGGATAGAAGGACTGCGAGTAGTCGTCGCCGGCATCGGCAGCGATAACCGCAATGGCGTTGATCATGTCTCCGGGCACCGCGTAGCAGTAGAGCCAGGTCGTCGAAGGGTTGTTTTGATAGAGTGCCAGGCTGACGCGCCGGGTGGCGAAAGACCACGAGGCCATCTCCAGCATCGTATTGCGCGCCTGGGGATAAAAGCGCGCGCATAGCTGCGCCTGGATCGATTGATCGGGAGGATCGATCGACGCCACGGTAGCGGTATCGCCGAGATGCGAGAGCGCAAGATTCGAGATGTCTACCGAATTCATCGCGAGGTCCGCCTAAAAAAGGGCAGAGGGGGCGGAGGCAACCCGGCCCCTCTGCTCAAGCCGCAAGCCGTTATCTGACCTTGTTTTTGTTCTTGTCGTCCTCAACGCTCTTCTTGTCGTCGTGATGTTCTTTGCTGGACTCCTTGTAGGGCTCGAGGTTTTCGGAAACGGTAGTGCCCTCAGGCGGGGTGTAATCCACTACAGTTCCGGCTTCGACCACTTCGTTGTTGACGACCGACTTTTCTTTCACCAGGTACTTGGGCATCTCGATTGACTCCTTCTAGTGAGGGCTAGATGAGGGTGAAGCCGCCGGGATAGTTCTTGCCGGTGTCCTGGTAATCGATTCCGAAGTCGGCAAAGACCGTGCCGGCGGTTCCGGTGCCCGCGGGCGTATAGCGAGCGCCCAGGTAGCGCTTGCCTTTGCTGCCGATCAAGGGGCTGATATCGACCGCCACGCGCGCACCCGCACCCAGATTCGCCACGGGCACGCCCTTGACGGCGCCCACCGAGACTACGTTGGTGGTCAGCGCGGCATCGTCGGCGGTGATGGCCTCGATATCGAGAGCGGTTAAGCCGGTGAAGGCGGTGCCGACTTCCACGCGCAGGTAGAGATCTTCGCCCGGGCCCATGTCGCGCGGCTGGGAGAGATCGACGGAGTTGGGGGAAAGGACGGCGCTCGAACCCGTGACGGTCTGGAATGTGACCGCGCCGGCTGCCGAAATGCCGCCCGATACGATGAGATTTGCATCCTGGTACATAAATTCACCTGTTCCTTTCGGCGACGGTTAGACCACAGTGGTTTCGGTGTTGAGCAGCTGGTCGACCCTGCGCAGCGGCACGCCCTCGAAGCTCATCCATTTCGCCGGTGAGCCAAACTGATTCATACCGTTCTCGAGCGCCAACGCATAGATCGACTTCTCCATCGCGATGCGACGCAGAAGGCTATACACGCTGCGGTTCATGTAGAATGCCGGCCGGCAGCTGGCAAGGTTGGGAATGCGATCGAGAGCGCGCGACATCAAGTGAATGATGGATGTCCCGAAGGCTCCCGTGGGCGCCTGGGTCCCGGTCAGCGCGGCGAAGGTCGCGGTGTCCAGGTTGGCGATGCGCACCACGTAGCGCCAGTCCTTGACCACCAGGCCGTTCTTCCATTGGTAGTGCGTCTGGTAAGCCTTGTACGGGTTTCCGTTGGCGTCGTAGATGGTGAGGATGCCATCGTCCTCGGAGATCAGGCCGGCCTTTGATCCCTTGGGAAACGGGCAAAAGCAGGTATTCTCTCCCCATCCCACCAGCCACACCGAGGTATTGGCGCTGGCCGCGCCGCCGCCCGAAAGAACGTTCTGCGCATTGCCGGCGCCGGAGATGGCCCCGTAGCGGCCGGCGAAGCCGAGGTACATCCTGGGGTCGGTATTAGGCGTTCCGTAGAACAGGGTCTGCGCCTGCTGCTGGTTCATGGCTTCCAAAAAGGCGCGGTCTTCGCTCAGCCGGAAACTCGCCGAGTTGCCGTTCAGTTCGGCCAGGTCCTTGTCGACAGCCGCGTACGCCTCGAGCATGCCCACGCTGTCATCCACGGTGGCCGTGGTCGACTTGGAGCGGGGAACGCCCTGGTTGATGCTGCGCCAGTAGACCGTGGGCAGCCCGGTGCGAATCACGGAACGATGTCCGGTGGGGAGGTTGCCTTCGATGAAGACTGCGTCTTCCAGGATCTCGTTGGACTGGGAAAGCAGCTCCGCGATCATCGGCGTCCTCCCGTCGGGATCGACGCGCTTCGACCAATCGGCGAGGGTCAATTTTGTTGCATCGTTTGCAGCCACTGTGAACGCTCCTTCTTCAGCTCATCTTGCTGTTTTCGTAGAAGGACTTGGCGTCATTGACAGGCGACTGCGGCGCTCTGCCCGTGACGACGGTATCCTCGGCCAATGCTTTGCCTGCGCGAGACATGAACCGCACCACCTCGGGGTGGTTCCCCAGGCCGGTCCCATCGAGCAGACTGCGCAGTTCAGGGGTTCCGAATTTATCGAGCGCCGTTGCGGCGAGCGAAAGATTCTTCTCGAGGTTGGCGCCGCCGATTTCCTGGTCGGTCTTCGCGGCTTCTACCCATCCCTGTTGAATTGCCGTGATCTGCTCCTGCTGGCGAGCGGCCAGTGCCGGAGCCATCGAATCGAGCAATTCCTGCGCTTTCTCCTGCGTCAGTCCGGCTTTGCGCGCGCCTTCCGAATACGCGCCGATCAACTGGCTGTCGTACTCTTTGCCCTGGGGCGCGCGGAACTCGTAAGTCGGCGGCGTCTCGGGCGGGGGCGGGGCTGCCGGCGGGGTTGCCGGCGGTGCGTCTGGCGCAGATTTGGGTGGCGGCGCCGGTGGTTCTGCGGGAGGCGTCGCTACTGGTGGTGCGGCATTGGCTTCAGTTGGATTTTGGGCCGTCGCCGTTTCGGGCATTCGATAACTCCACTTCCCTGGCTTCTTTCGCCATGGTCAGATAGGACTCCGGGCAATGCGCGTTGATCTGCGCAAACAGCCATATCCCGTAGGTCCGCTCTCCTTCCCGGTGCGCCATGATGGCCGCATTGGGATTAAAGGCGGGACGGAATACACCGGCGTGCTCCAGCAGGCGCCACACAAACCTTCGCCCACGCTTGTCGCCCATGAGCCACTTCAGATCCGATACCTCGATCCGTTGGGCGAGGCGGGCACGCTCTTGTTGTTCTTCACGCGCGCGCGCTTGTGCCGGCAGGTCTAAGGGATCGTCTGCGCTCACTCTGGCTGACAATGTATCCGGAGTTTTCGAGGTTACGGGGTATGCGACTTTAATCAGATCAGGCCGGCGGCAGCGGTTGCGCCGGCGAGGGAGCGCCATACCCCGAATACTGGTTCAGGAGATCGAGAGCCGAATTCTGCCCCACCGGCGCCGCCGCCAGGTTCCTGGTGGTCTTCGACTGCTGCTCCTGGATAGCCGCCTGCTGCTGCGCGGCCTGGGCCTGGTTCCTCTGCTGGCGGATCATGGCCACCTGGTCGGAGGCCACGATCATGCGCGGATCCACGCCCAGCTGGTCGGAGTAGGAATCGATCCAGGCATCAGAGTCGAACTTATCCAGGACATCGGGCTTCATCTGCGCCACCACGCCCAGCGATCCCACCAGGCGATCGCTGGAGTTGGTTCCAATGGCCTTCTGCGCCTGCGCGAAGACGGAGATAAACTCGACACTCAACTCCTTGCCATTCATC